ATTATAGAAATAGTTTTCGTGATAAAATATTACCATTAATAAATTTAAAAGGAAAAAGTAATAATCAAATTAAAGATTTTTTAAAAAATATAAAACAATTTTTTAATCAACAAAATGAATTTATCAATACATTAATTCCTATATCAAAAAATAGAAAACCTATTAAAAAAGAAGAAGGAGGTACAATAGATTTTGTTCCTATTCCAATAGTCATAATGGATAACATAACTAACAAGAATATCAAAGAAATATTATTAAAAGATTTTTATGCAAATGGTGGAAATATAAATGCCTTTAATAAAAGAGGAAATGTAAATATGAGAGAAAATGTATTTATTCATGAAATAAAAAAGGGTAATATTGAAAATATTAAAATATTGATGGAAGATCCTTTTAAATTAAATGAAGATGGATTACCAGAAAATATAAAAAAAAAATTAGGAGAATTATTAAAAGAAAATGAAGAAAATGAAGAAAATAAAGAAAATAAAGAAAATAAAGAAAATGAAGAAAATACAAAAATTGATAATTCTATAAATGATAAAAAAGAATATAAACAAATCACAAAACTAACAATACCTTTTGAATTACCTGATACAAAAATGGGTTATAATAAAAATGAATCTCCTTTATTTTGGAAACCAATATTTGATGATGTTGGTGATAATTTGCTTGATTTAAGATTTAAGATACAAAATTTGGTTATTGGAGACAGTTATGATGAAGTAGAAAAGAGATTAAAAAATAACGAGTTTGGTTTTAATACATGTAAAATTATTGAGAAAATGTTTCCTGCTTATTATACTAAAAAAAATCCAGATTATGGAATCTATCCAGAAGTATTTGTTAATACAAATACATTATTATGTACTATATTAATTATTTTAGGAATTTTATCAGATAAGTTAGTAGGTCAAGATTATAATTATATATTTAAAGGAGGTAAATCAATTCAATTTGTATTATCTGAAATAAAAAATGCATCAAAACATATTAGTGATGATATTGATATAGTAATAACACCGCAAAATAATATTCCTTATGAAAAAAATAATATAGAGAATTTTTCAACACATATTGGATTCTTATTAAAATGGTTTTTAGGATATATATTTCCTTTATCACTTGAATTACCAAATTCAAGTTTAAATACAATGAATAAAAATTTAATAAAATTAGCATATATTTCATATGAAAATGGTAAAAAGAAATTTATTGCATTATCAGATATTGATTTTGATGATGTTAAAGATTACATAAAACCTTATTTTATAAATCCAAAACAATTCAAAATATATATTCCAGAATTAGATGAAGAAGTATTATATAGATGTCCTGATATACATGCAATAATGAATGAAAAACTATATAATTATTTAAAATTAGTAGAGTTTAGAAAAATGATAGTAAATAATTCACCAATAGTTGAAAAAGGATATGAAAATATAAAAATTGAAGACATTGATTATTTAATGAAAAAATTCAAACGCTCAATAAAATCTTTATTAGATGGATTAATAAAATCTGAAATTAAAAAAGTAAAACAAGAAGATATAAAAGAAAATGAAATATTATTTTTAAGACATTATATGTCAAAATTTGATAAGAATAATGATCTAAAAGAATCAGTTATTAGAAGTATCACTGAAGGAAATATATATAGTATTTGAAAAATAAAAAATAAAAAAAAATAAAATAAATAATAGAATTGTTATTTATTTTATTACTATTTTGTAGTATAATATTTAGTCAGCCTTTGGTTTAGTTGCAAAAGGACCGCTAACAAGTTCAGATCTACCATAATCAGTCTTTCCAGTAACAATATTTTCACCATCAAATAATTGATTACGTACATCTTCATCTGTAATAATTGCTTGATTTTCCAAAGTAGTTTCTTGTGTGCTTGCACCAACACCAATTAAATTGCCTTCACTATCAATATCTTGAGTAATAACTGTTCCATATTTACTAGCATTCTTTTTATTCTCTTCAATAGCCTTTTGTTTAGTTTCTTTAATACGTTGTTCAAATGCAGTTTTGGCAGCAGTTTCATTCTTCTTCTTTTCATGAACAAGTTGATTAAGTTCTTCTTCCATATATTCAACTCTTCCAGTCTTATATGCTTCAGGTTCCCATGGAAGCCAAGTTCCAATAGGTCCAACAAAAACATCAAAACTAGGATCAGTTTCTCTTAGAAGTTTAGCACGTAACTCGGCCTCTTCTTGAGAAGAGAAATTACCTCTAGCCTTAAATCCTCTAACAGAAGTTTGAAAGTTATGAGTTATATTAAATTGTTTTTCAAGTTCTTCTTCTTCACGATCCAAAAATGTTTTATAATCATCTTCAACTGAAGAAGAAATAATCAATTCGCGTTCTTCTTTGATAAAGCCTTCAAAATCTTTAATGACATCATCAAAAGTTAGTTTGTATTTGTATGATATAAAATTAAGAAATTGATGAAATTTTTCCATTGATTTGGAAAACTCCCATTTCTTTAGGAACTCTTGAAAGAAAAACATCTCTTTTTGTTTAAGAATATTTTCAGGAGATATAAAAGAAAAACATCCAAAATTTTGTCCAGCAATTGGTTTATCAACTTCTAATAAATCAACATACTTATTATTTGGTGTACCGTCTTTTTTTTGTTTTCTTTCAAAAGCCATTTTTTTGGAATTATTTACTTTTGGTTTTCCGTTCATTATATATATTTAGGGAAATATTAGTTTTAAGTATTAATTTGATAAATTAATATTTTTTTCTTTTTTATTTATATAAATGAGCGGTATGTTTGACGTTGCTGAACTTATTAAGCGAATTATTAAGTACTTGATTGAGGGTTTGATGGTTGCTATTGCTGCTTTTGCAATTCCTAAGCGTTCTTTGAATCTTGAAGAAATTGCCTTGATTGCTTTAACTGCTGCCGCAACTTTTGCCATCTTGGATACATATATTCCTTCTATGGGTGTTAGTGCAAGAACAGGTGCGGGATTTGGCATTGGAGCCAATCTAGTTTCATGGCCTGGGGGATTTTAAATATAATATGATATTATATCTTTAAATTATTATTAATTATATTTTATATTTTAAAATACTTAAAATATAAAATTGAAATAAAAATTATTAAATACATACATAATAAACCCTTAATAATGTTATATAATAATACTAGTTTAATAAACTATTGTAATGAAAATAATATTTCATTACTTGAAGAATATTCAAAAATAAAAATTAATAGAGATTCACAAATTAAAGGTAATTGTATTAATAAAAATTGTAATGAAATATTTTGTAAAACATTTAGACAACTGATTAAAACGAAAGCATTTTGTTATGATTGTTCTAAACAAAATGGAAAAAATAAAAACAAAGAAAATTGTAAATTTAATAGTACATTTTTAATGAATTTTTGTAATGAAAATAATATTATATTAGATAGTGAATATACAAGTATATTTATTAACAGAGATACTATAATTACAGGTAATTGTTTGACAGAAAATTGCACCAATAAATTTTCAAAATCATTCAGAGAATTAATAAAATTAAATGGATATTGCAGTCATTGTTCTAAAGAAATAGGTAAACATAAAATTATTGAAACGAACATAAAAAAATATGGATGTAAATATTCAATGCAAAATGAAGAAGTTAAATTAAAACAAAAGAATAAAATTATAGAAATATATGGCGTTGACCATATTTCAAAATTAGATTCAATAAAAAATATTAAAAAAGAAAAAAGTCTTGAAAAATATGGAACAGAATATGTTTTACAATCTAGCGAAGTTAGAGAAAAAATAAAAAATACAAATATAGAAAGATATGGTGTTGAAAATCCACAACAAAATAAAAATATAAAGGAAAAAACAATGACTACAAATATTAAAATTTACGGTTGTAAAACAGCTACAAATAATCCTTATATTAAAGAGAAAATTATATCTAATAATTTAGAAAAATATGGTGTTCCACATCATTCACAAAATCCATATATTGCAGATAAAATGTTTAAAAAGGCTTATAATAATAAAATTTATATTTTACCATCAGGAAAATCTTTGTATTATCAAGGTTATGAAAATTTTGCTTTAGATGAACTATTACAAAAAGAAAATATTATGGAAGAAGATATAATTACAAATAGAAAAGATGTTCCAGAAATATGGTATAATGACAAAAATAATATAAAGAGAAGACATTATGTTGATTTTTATATAAAATCACAAAATAGGTGTATAGAAGTAAAATCAACTTGGACAAATCAAGAAAAGAATAATGTTTTTGAGAAACAGAAAGCAGCAATTATTTTAGGTTATAAATATGAAATTTGGATTTTTGATAGAAACGGTAAAAAAATAGAAACATATTAAAATATATTTTAATACTATTATAATATATTATGAGAACTCGTAAATATATTAAAAGGAATAAAAAATTCAATAGTAGACATAAATTTTCTAAAAAAAATAGAAGCAGCAGAAGCAGCAGAAGCAGCAGAAGCAGCAGAAGTAGTAGAATAATAAATGTAAATAAAAGATGGATCGGAGGTGTAGCAACTCCACCAACAGAAGAATTAAGTCCTATATCATATAGAGAAGACGAATATGATCAACTTAAAAATGCTCTTAATTACAAACCATAATTTATATTTATACAGTTGGTATAAATTCCCAATCTAATTCAATACACATTTTTTTCCAAGTCTCATCTTGTTCAATTAATTTTTCACGATCTTTTAATAAAGGAATATCTTCAAGATATTGATTTTCTTCTAATAATTCACAAAATTTAAAAAGAACATAATAATAATTTAAAAAATTTACACGATAATCAGGACATGTTTTCGCATATGGTGCTTGAATTTCCATGAATAGATTACAAAGAGTGTCCTCTAATTCAGGACTAAAAACAGGAGGTTTTATACCTAATTTATTTTTAATAAATGCTATATGTTCGTAATATTTATTAAATCCAAGTTTTTTTAATATTTCTTTTGTTTTATGATGTGTTAGTTGATCAAATTGGATACGTTCCTTTTTAATTTGTTGCTGTATTTGTTCAATAACATCATTTGGAATTTGTGTTGTTTCTTTTCCTTGAAATTGTGCCAAAATTTCCTTAAAGTGGTTAATTTTTTTGTAAGCATAAAAACAGACTTCCTTTGGAGGTTCTTTGTAACTTGGTTTTTCATTTTCAATTAAATAAGGTATATTAACTGCACACATATTACATATAAGAACACCTTCATCATCAAAAGGAATTAATTCTCCTTTATAACAACTCTGACAAATATCAGTAGAACGAACAAAAGCATTCATATCTAAAAAACTTTCATCAATATTAGATAAATATTTTTGAACAAGATTTTTGTTTTTATTTTCAGTAGAATTAACATCTTTTTCTATATCTGGTTTAACTTTAAAAATATTGAATAATAACTGATTTTTGGATGTAATAATTTTGTTAGTTTCTTCAATATTATTTATATTTTTTTTGTTTTCAAAATATTCAAAAATATATTTAGAATTATCTAGGAAATAATTATTTTTTTTTTCTTTTAACTCTTTTATATTTTCATTAATTTCTAAAATTCTATCTTTGATATCCATAACTTCATCAATGTTTAATTCCTTTTCATTTATTAATTTTTGTTTCAATTCATACCTTTCTTCTTTTAATTTAGGTAAAATGTCAAATTCATCTTTAATAAATTCATTAATAAATTCTTTATGCTTACCATCTAAAGTAGTTGAATATTTTTTACAAATTTTTATTTTTTTATTTGCCTTTGGTTTGAAAGATGGCATTTAATATATTAAAGATATCAGACATATTTAATTAGTAATTAAATAAAATATATAAATTAATAATTATACAATGTTAGTTAAAAGATAAAATAAAGAATAATACTTAACTTTAGAAGAAATGGATATAGAAATAAAAATAGAAGATAAACAACTAGAGATTGATAACATAAAGTTTCAAAAAATGATTTTTTTATATAATGCATTAGATAATGGTTGGTCAATTAAAAAAAGAAATGATTCTTATATTTTTACAAAAAATCATGAAGGAAAAAAAGAAATATTTGATGAAAAATATTTGTCCATATTTATGAAGGAAAATACAAACATAAATAATATACTTTCGTAAAAATGTAGGTGTGTATTAAATTAATTAAAATTAATTAATTTAATTTTTAAAAATTTTTTTTCTTTAGGGAATGTATAAAATGGGAGGCGGATTAATGCAACTCGTAGCTTATGGTGCTTAACCATCACTGGGCACCAACAGTGAGCTGCTATTATGGGTCATATATCTCCATAATAGGAAAACAGTGTAAATATATGAATTGATATTAGTTTCAATTATATAACTCGCTAGTGAATCAAATATGAACATTTAAAATCAACAAAAAATATTTGATTTGCAAGATTGTCAAATTGCGGGAAACTCCTTAGAGCTTCAATTACTACTTATTTATGGTGACATAAATAATACCTTCGGATAATGATCGTTGGCATAGTAAAAACATTGAAGATTGGACAATCCGCAGCCAAGTATCTTATATTAAAACAATTTAAAAAATAGACTGCTTAATGTATAATGGAAAATTTAGGAGAGATATATTGTATTACAAGCCCTTCTGGAAAGAAGTATGTAGGTCAATGTGTAAAATATTTATCTAATGGTAAAAAATGGGGTTATCTTGAAAGATGGAAAGAACATATTAGAGATTCACGAACCCATAATTATTGTAGATTATTGAACAATGCTATTAAAAAATATGGTTCTGAAAATTTTACACTAAGTATAATAATTGAATGTGATGTTAATGAACTAAATAATTATGAAGAACATTATATAAAATTATATAATACACTTACACCAAATGGTTATAATCTTACTTCTGGAGGAAAAGTTTGTAAACAATCTAAAGAAACTATTGCTTTAAAAAGTAAAAGTATGATTGGTAAAAATCTTGGTAAAGAATTTCCCAAAAGAATTAGAATAAGAGAAGAAGATAATTCATTACCTAAATATTTAAGATATTATAGAGATTTTACTGGAAAAGAAGGTTATAGAATATCTAATCATCCTATTTTAAAAGATAAATCTTTTCTTTCAAAAAAAATATCCATGGATGAAAAATTACAATTAGCAGTAAATTATTTAAATGATAAACCGATAGATATAAGATAAAGGTTCAACGAGTAGACGGCAATCGGGAATTAATGATGGTTTTTCGGACCTGAAATTTCTTAAGGTGTACTCTAACTCCATTAGAAATAATGGAGACAAAAGCAAGATGTGTACCTCACAGGTAATCCTCAAATTACTTTCTGGAAAGTTACTTATCGTAGATATACTAACTTTGCCATTGAATCCATTGAACAAACATTCAATGGTCAAGCTGACTTTGGTCGTCGTGTCCAATGTGTTATTAGCAGAAATGGTGATCTTGCATACAGAACATATTTGCAAGTCACTCTTCCCGAGATCAATCAACTCATGGGTATCGCTTCCTTCGCTGTTGGCGTTGGATCTGGTGTCTATGCTCGTTGGTTAGATTTCCCCGGTGAACAATTGATTGCTCAAGTTGAAGTTGAGATTGGTGGTCAAAGAATTGATCGTCAATATGGTGACTGGATGCACATCTGGAACCAACTCACAATGACTGCTGAGCAACAACGTGGATACTTCAAGATGATTGGTAACACCACCCAACTTACCTTCATTACTGATCCCTCTTTCGCCGAAGTTGATGGACCTTGTGACTCTTTGGCTCCTCGTCAAGTTTGTGCTCCCCGTAATGCTCTTCCGGAGACAACACTCTATGTTCCTCTCCAATTCTGGTTCTGTACAAACCCTGGTCTCGCTCTTCCCTTGATTGCTCTCCAATACCATGAAGTCAAGATCAATCTTGATATTAGACCTATTGATGAGTGCTTGTGGGCTGTTACCACCCTCAGCTGCAACAGCAATTCCTATGCTAACACAAGCAATGGTGCATTGACAGGTGTTGCTCAAGGTAACCCCGCTGTTGCTGGTTATGCTGCCAACCAATATGCTCCTGGACGCCCTGTTCCTGCTGCTATTGCTTACAACCAATCTTTGGTTGCTGCATCTCTCTATGTTGACTATGTCTTCTTGGATACTGATGAGAGAAAGAGATTCGCCCAAAATCCTCATGAATATTTGATCACTCAACTCCAATTCACTGGTGATGAATCTGTTGGTTCTTCCGCTAACAAGATCAAGCTCAACTTCAACCACCCCGTTAAGGAGCTTATCTGGGTTGTTCAACCTGATCAAAATGTTGACTACTGCTCTTCCCTTGTTTGTGATGCTCTTCTCTTCAAGGTTCTAGGTGCTCAACCTTTCAACTACACAGATGCAATTGATGCTCTTCCCAATGCTATCCATGCTTTCGGAGGTCCTGCATCTGTTGCTGCTGATTCCAGAGCTTATATTGATGCTCAAGGTCTTTTCACAGATGCTGGTGCCCTTGACTACGATATTCCTCCTGGATTTACAGGATACTGGAACGGTCCTCAAGATGTCTATAACGAGGCTAATCTTGGCGGACCTTCTGTTCCTACATCTCCTGCAACATCCACATTGTCTGCCTCTATTCTTGCTCAATTACAAGATTTGGCTGCTCATGGTCACACTGAGGGATCCACTGTCTCTGATGCTGGTACATTTGTTCTCACTGAGACCTCTTTGGATCTCCACTGCTGGGGCCAAAACCCTGTTGTCACCGCTAAGCTTCAACTTAATGGCCAAGATCGCTTCTCTGAGCGTGAAGGATCTTACTTCTCTTGGGTTCAACCCTACCAAGCCCACACCAGAAATCCTGATGAGGGTATTAATGTTTACTCCTTTGCTCTCCGCCCTGAGGAACACCAACCCTCGGGCACATGCAACTTCTCCAGAATTGACAATGCCACACTTCAATTGGTCTTGTCCAATGCTACTGTTGAAGGTACCAAGACTGCCAAGGTTCGTGTCTATGCCACCAATTATAACGTCCTTCGTATAATGAGTGGAATGGGCGGATTAGCTTATTCGAAGATCGGA